TTTGGGTAGAGCTTTTTCGCGGCAGCCTCTAGGGCTTTCTTAACTGGGATAGCCATGGCTTAATATCCTCTGCGGCCTACTCTCCGACCTGTGCCAAACCCACCGGAGTCAAGACCCCCAGTTGTAAGCCCTTGCCCCGCTCCTCGGCCTTTTTCATCCTTGGCTGGCGCACCCTTGGCCTTTTCCAAAGCCTCCTTGCGCTTCCTCTCGGCTTCCCGCTCGGGGTTGATTAACTGTTTTTGTTGCCGCGTTCTTACTGGTGCGGCGGCAGGCGCGACGGCAGGCGCAGCGGCAGCAGCCTCTTCCCACCAAGGTGTTATTGGCGTTACAGGCTTATCAGTAAACGGGTCGATGTCTGCGGCAGGCGCAGCAGGCGTGGCAAACTTCACAGGTCGTTCATCATCGGGCGAACCATAATCTGTCCAATCCCCCGACTTGAAAGGGTCTCTCGGTTCCTCCCGATTACGTTGGCTTGGGTCACGAAAAAATTTAAATCCAGACATACCGTACCGACTAAAATGCGGATTAAGAATATGAGTTAAGCGGTAAACTGTCAATCCAGCAAAACCGCATCGCGGTTCTGTAGCGCCTTGCCTAGCTGTTTGATCGTGGTCCGGCGATACGGACGGCCTTCCTTCCCTTCCTCGGGAGGATCAATGGCCACTAGGCCGAGGCGCTGACGGGCGCAGTCCAAGGCCAGAAATGCGGCGTCTGCAAGGTCGGGGCTTCGTCCGAAACGGGACTTGAACTCCGGCTTCGACTCGATCTTAACCCGCAGGGTGCCGCTTTTGATCATGTCGTAGTTGCGGCTGGTTATCTCTTGGGCCAGATCGGTGTTCACCCCAAACACTTGACGGGTTCTCATCAGTTCTTTGCCCACGAACCAAAGCTCGGAGACCCTATTCACATATAGTTCTGTCCCCACAGACTTGCTATTGGCGCTGACCCTCTTGTCACTGGCCTTGCCCCCGAAGCTGACGCGCAGGAACCCGCTGGCCCACTCTCCAGACAGGACATCACAGAAAGGTGCTCCTGCGCCCGTGGCATCCACCGCCACATTCTCAGGTAGAATGTCCCGCTTCTCGCAGTGCTCCTTGATTTGCCTGACAATCTGATAAGTCCGAGGGATCGCCTTGTTGGTGGCGTCGTCGTTCAAATGAACAGCCTCCCCGAACTCAATGACGTATTGGCCTGTCGTGTCGTAGCCCACCGAGGCGGTGTAGAGGATCGTCCGGTCGCCGCCGTTGGTGAACGCGGGGTCAATGCCTGCCACTTTGATGGGCGTCCCCTCCCACTCGACCTTGGACATGGCCTTGCTCATAGTCAGTTCGTTCTCGCCGTAGATCCCCGTTGTCTCATCGGAGTCGAAAAATATAGCGCGAATCATTCGCATGTAGCCCCGTGACTCGGGACCGAGTAGCCCCTTATCCTCGTCAATCTTTTCCTTCGTAGGGAGCCACGGGTAAATGGTCTCCCCCGCGATAATGTTAGGGGAACGCTCCCCATCGAGACGGATATAATCGCCGCCCCATTTCGTAGCCCACCCGTCCGCCGTGTGCGTGTCCACCGAGTCCCAGCCATTGATCGGCTCCGACCAGATCCCGAAAGCATCGAAGCGGCTGTTAGGGTTGGACATTCCGATTAACTGGAATTCTGGATTCTTAGATAAGTTCGACAGGCCCGCCTGAAGAATGGCCTCGGATAGCTCCGAGAGTTCATCACCAATCAAAATCACTCGGGGAGCCTTGATTCCGATGAGCTTGTTTGTAGCTTCACGGGTGCGCGTTTTTTCAGCAGCGATCAACGAGAGACCCGCCCGCTCGATGAGGGTGCCTTTCTCGTTTACGTAACTAGCGTTGCCAATCGAGTCCCGAATTTTGATGGGGGCATCGTCAATCACAGAGAGCAGGGACATTACCGACCCCCAAATCCGCTTACGGGCTTCTCGCAAAGTGGTCGAGGTCATCAGGACAAGCGTGTCCTTGGGCTTGGACAACCAGTTGGCTATCCCCCACGCAGCCATGGTGTGGCTTTTCCCCGATGACGCAGACCCCCCGATGGCCAGATACTTATTATTGAGCGCGGCCCAGATCATCTTCTCCGCCCACGGATGGCGGATCATCAACTTTTCAGGCAAGTCATCGTGGTTCCACAACTCGTCGCAGATCCTCCAGAAGTAATACTCCTTCGCTCGTAGGTGTTCGTGGTTGGCAAACCCATACAACAAAGCAGTGATGAGACTGGTCGGAGGAATCAAAAGTCCCCCGACATCCATACGTTTTGTTTTGGGGTCGATGCGCGGGTCGAGTATCTGCTTGATGCTGGGAGTGCTTACCTCCATAATCTATTGTAGAGATTACGCCTAAAGAAAGTGTGTGACAAACCCAAAGACAGCCTCCAACAACGCGCCCTAACGATGTATAAGGCGAACTGGAAAAATATTTCCATCGCCAAGGAGTTAGGGGTCCACCCCGGCACGGTGCGGCGGTGGCTCAAGAAGATGGGCGTCCGCGCCAAGAAGAACGGGTTGCACCCTAATGATGCCCCCGCAGTAGCGGAAGCGCCTACTGACGAACTGGCGGAAGCTATTGACCAACAGCTTGAGTCTACCACCGACGAGGCGATCCTTCGAGCGGGTCACGACGCACGACAGGAAGAGGACGCAACGATCTTGGAGATCGCAGAACGGCAGTCCAACCCCGCTGACAAATATCAGCATTACGCCGCAGCGACAGGAATCAAACTCATGCGTGACAGCGTGAAGAACCTGCGCCCCGCCAAGACTGTCCGTGAGTTATCCGAACTCGACCAATTCATCCGCCGGAACCTCGGCCTCAACTCAAAGAACGGCAGCGGCGGCACAATGCAGATTGATATCTCCATACTCAACAACACGAAAGCGGATCGTGGGGAGGGGTCCGTGAAACCCATTATCGACTTGGATTGATGATTTACGACCTCAATAGTGGTGCGCCTGAATTTGATGGCGCTCATTACGAACCGATGGGTGACCCGTTTTTCTACCGTCAAATCGACCCCACTTGTTACACGGGGTTCTCGTTAGAGCCGGAGAAAGGGGAGGGTAAAAAATACCCCGGCAGCGGGGTTTTAATGTTCAGTGAACTTAAAGACGCCTTTGTTGGCATCGTCGAGCACCCACGTAACCCCCCAGTCGCCTGCTACTCGATTGCGGGGACCAAGATCATTCTCAAGGAGAAACACGGACTGAGCAAAAACGAGATCAAAATGGCGCTCGATCAACTAAAGTCCTGCGACCTCGGGCCGAGCACCCCCTGCTTCCTTGACTCGGCCCCCCTCAAGTAATGGAGCCACTCTTTAAAAAGAAGATAGTAGAAGTAAACCCTACCGTCTTGATCCGAGAAGACCATCAGACCAAGAACGACTTCTCATTCGCCCACCGAAAACTGGTGGGTACCTTCTTTCGGGTCATCCCCCAGAGCGCCCACGAGATTTTCTTCATTCAGGGCCTCCCCAAGAATTATATTGTATTCACGCCCGAGAGTGGAGATGGGCTGATCATATCCCCGTCATGTCTGAAGGGAATGAGGCGGTGATCGTTGGGTGTGATAATGGGCTGGACGGTGGGCTGTGTGCGATTTCCGCATTCGACGGCGGGATCATTGACAAGATCGCCATGCCCACGATGCAGCGCAGCAAGAAACGGGAAGTGGCCGCCGCCAAGATTAACGAGTGGCTCACTGACTTGAACACGCCATTCACGCTGGCCATCGAGGAACCCTTGGCGCACGCGAAAAGTTCGCAGGCCGTTCGGTCCATGGCCATGAGCTTCGGCAAGATAGTCGGGATGGCCGAGGTGAAGGGGTATGACATCGTGCGGGTGTCCGTACATAAGTGGCAAAAAGAAATGCTGGGTAACGTCCCAAAAGGACAAACCAAAATAGCCGCCATGAAATTAGCCGAGCAGCTAGCCCCCGCTGAGAACTGGCTCAAAAACAAACGGTGCCGCACGCCCCATGACGGGATGGTCGATGCCTATTTAATTGCTCAATATATTTTGACAAGGCGGCAGAAGGAGCTATAATCGCGCCCATGCCAGACGACCATGCGGAATTCAGCCCCTCCTCCCTTAAATATGTAGCAGGTTGCGCGGGCTACCATGGGCGCGAAGAAACTAACGCCGCCGCTGAGAAGGGAACGAGGATACATGAAGCGTTGGAAGTCGAGGACACCTCCAACCTCGAAAGCGAAGAGGAGATTTCTATCTTCCAGCAGATCGTAGAAGAAGAGGAAGCATTCCTCGCCAACTACGCCCAGAGCGGGAGAAAGCAGACGGAGGATTTTAAGGAGATCCAGTTGACCGTTGAACTGGAGGGGACATCCACATGGGGGACATGCGACCGCCTTACTATCTTCGACGATGACACGGCGGTTCAGGCCGACTACAAGACGGGCATCTCCATGATCGACCCGCCGGAGAAAAACTGGCAGGCCCAAGCCTACACCGTCGGCAGCTTCCAGAAGTTCCCAGAGTTGAGCGAGATCACGTTTGTATTCTACGTTCCTGTTAGAAATGAGACGCTCTTCCACACGTTCACAAGGGAGGACATCCCCGCCCTTGTCAGGAAACTGTCGGATGCAATCAAGCAGGGAGAAGCCGTCCGCCCAAAATGGGACGACGGCACCCCAGAACTGCCCGACCTGACTCCCACAGTGAACTGTCGCTTCTGTCGGCACGAGAACGCCTGCCCCGCACTAGGCGGGCTGGTGGTATCCGTGGCCAAGAAAATCAATCCCCAGCTCCCTGACGTTGACATCGACTCAATCGAAGACCCCGAAGTTGTCGAGCAATTGTGGATGATCGCCAAGATGGTTTCCAACTGGGCGGACAGCCTGAAGAAGAGGGCCGTGAACATGGCCAAGGACGGGACCGAATTCCCCAGCCTCCGGCTCAAGAACATGGGCGCGGCTAAGAGGGTTCAGGACAACATGGGTCTTGCGGAGATCGCGCAGAATTTCGGCATCGGTAAGGATGAGATGCTGGGACTAGCCAATATCCCACTCGGAAAACTGTCCAAGGCGGTGGGCGATCAGTTCCCCAAGGGGGACCGAAAAAGAATTTCTAAAGAATTTGTTGACGCATGTCTGAAAGCAGATATAGTCACCATCTCAGAGGCGCGGCATACGCTCGCCTGAAACAAGAAACAAGAAACAAGAAACAAGAAAC